CAGGGGGTGTGGTGTTGCCAATTAAATAACCAACCCGTAATCTACATTGTAGATCTTAGCAAATGCCCTGCACGACACATGCCAACCGAGTTGAAAATTTTTAATTAACTGAACCGCCTCACTAATTTCATCATCATCCAAATCATATCTCTCATTTAAATTATCTGCCCATATGTCAGAATAATCTTTAATCTCAACTGTATGCACTAATGAGTCAGCAAGATGTAACTTGTCGACCTCAGACTCATGTCCGGAACAAAAACGTTGCCGTAAAGCTTCTAAAATACGATTGCCTGGCTCGTGCTTCCATCCTCTGATGACGCTTGAAACAAACAAATCCATTCTAGTTGCAAACGACATAGTTGCAAATACTGATTTGGAGACCCCCAAATGACGACACTCTAAATCATCGTCAATTGAGCCCAATGATCTCAATATGCATCCCAAATTAATGGTTGGTACATATCTACCATCAACCCTCGCAGGTGATCTCTTGAGAAATTGACATTTCTCAAAATTGCTACCCCACGATTCAAATGTGACTACATGGCCACCGGCCTTAGCACCTTCCGAAACAGCTTCTTCAATGGTACAATTGTGTGTGGCAAAATAATAAAAAATGCCAACACAATTATTGAAATTACCAATGTGATTTAATGCAGTTGTTAGTGTAGTACCTGATCCTTGAAATGGACCATCAAATCGAATAACGATTTTCTCCTTTTTATTTTCAGGATTAATCATCTCGATTGGTAACATACACTGTTTCATTAAACCTTCAGCTCTATCTACATCAAAGTTGGCTAACATTAAATACAACGGGTAAAAAGCAGCCATATCCTGTGATGAATCATTGGATGAAATATCTCCATTTCCTCCAAATGCTTCACCATCTTTCATGCCTGCAATACAGAAATCATCACTGTATAATACGACAGTCATGTGATTGTTCATCGCCCGTGATTCATGTAATTCATTAAACAATTTCTCCATAGTGTCGTCTTTGGGTTTTGCCATTATATATATATGACAAGTAAAACCCTTATACTCCATTATGTGTAAACCATCTAAACATACCTTAATAAATTCCGGCAACTCATTAGCATACATGGCACCATCGCCATATGTAACAAACAACCTTGGTGGCTTGTTAAATTTTGCTTGTTCCCGTTTTATTTTGGCTTCCAACTTCCTGACCATTATATCATCTGCAGTGTGCAATAAAGTGCCATTAACAATGTGCTGTCGAAGTTTCTTCTTGCAATTGCGAATGTCAGCTGCTGCACTCCTTGAATTGGCATAATTAGTCAAATGCAAGAATTGTTCATAAATTGTGTAATACGCCCAATTGGTCGCATTTTTAAGGCCATCTGCATAACCCTGCAGTGTGTTAACATTGCAGAGATCAACAAGTTTAACAACTTGTTTTGCCATGTATTTGTGCTGATCTGTTATGATAGTTTCTTCATATGGGTACCGGTTATTCAACAAAGTGTTAAACATTTTATTATCTTGCTCCAATTTACTTGAATTCCATTCTGTGTAATTACGCTTATCGTTTTCCAACTTAACAGCATAAGCAGAAGCAATAGATTGCAATCTTAACAAGTCTTCATTTTCATTCGTACCTTTGCAACCTATCAACCTTTTTGCAGCTGCATTCATGTTCCCTGAACTGGATGCATACTGAACAAAAAAGTCCTGTAACCGTCCTCTAAATGAACCAAAAACTGTTTGGTATCGTCGTCGATATTCCATACCAGGTTGGAAATTTGGTTTACCACCTACCATAAACTCTTCCCCAATCAGCACAGTAAAATCATTTCTCACTTCATATGGGAATAACTCGCATTCAACATTGTCAACAACAATTGGCATGTGAACTTCTTGAACATCAAACAAACACAATGTGTCCAATCGATGGCGCTCACTAACACCCAATATTTCAGCATTGTTTGCTGTTTTTGTTAACATATCTGTTGATTGCAAAACTAGTGTGTCTCTTCTGTGTAAAAAAGCAACATAAGCTAATATAGTGCTATCCACCAACTTACTATACTCAACCGGTATATTTTGGCGCAAAGCCAAGGAACTTAATGCATTGATTACCTTGTCTGTAATAACAGATGTTGGCATATTTTTGCAATACACATTCCACAATGGTGTTAATATAACGTATGTTACAGGTATCTGAAACATATCGTTGTCATTGCCATCGCGTTTTCTGTAGCCCTCTATCTGTAAAGTAGAAACACACGGATTGAACGGAGAAATATTTTCATTTGATTTATCCCCAACCACATAAAACCCAACGCCAAAACTTTTGCATTTGACGGGTTTAGTTTGATCAGAAATAACCATATTGTCACTCAATGCTAAATAGGATGAACCATCATAATATGGTCCATCTTCATAACCTAAAACATTGGCCCAAAACAAAGTGGACAATTTTTCCTTAACTTTGACTGGGACTTTATCAACCGGCGCATATGGCTCAGATGGTTCATAAACTTCTTTAGAATGTTTAGAACCAGCGCTAGAAAAATGCTGATGATTATAAGCTTCTTTCTTTTTACGGTTGCGTTCGAAATAATTATTTCGAATTGAAACATTATCCAGTGTTTTGCTCGATTCTGCTTGATTACGTACTTTCTGTGCAATAGGCTTTAGCCCATGTTGCTTTCGGTTATCACTAGAAGAGATCGAACTACTGGTTTTAATGTGCGTTTTTTCACAAACATTACTATCGACTTTAAGTATGTTTTTAAATTGCGTTTGAGCATGATTGCTTGTATAATGGACATCTACCGTTGTACTCATGCGTGATTTTCACTAAGTTTTTATGGGTAAAAACTAAGCCTATAAATAAACCCTCAACTTACTGACGAGGAATGTCAATAACGAACTTCAAAGAGAAGTTATATCCCCTTATTTTAATAAAACTGGCAAACTGCGTATTCACGTCGATTTCCTTAACTAGGTAGTCTTCCGAATGATCGGGATCCAAATCATAAATCTATTTCAATTATGACAAGATTAAACATTTGTTGTTTCGTGATATATTAAAAACTGGCCTCGGATTAGCTAAACATATAAACGCAAATTTAATTCTGTTATCTTAGCATGTGAGTCAGCGACTGGTTAACAAGCCACATTACTACCTCCAGCGATAGAAATCTGTACCCTCTTATTTTTATATATCTGTTTTCATATTACTCGTTTACAGTGCAGTTAGTTTACACCGTTTCACAATTCACCTGTAGAATGATACCTACATGACGAATGAAATGTATAGTGTGAAATGACACCATAAAGTGCGCATAACATAACCATAGTATCAACCACTGTCCTATACATTTCAATTGCATCACTTAAAAATTCATCATCTTTTTCAGGATTTTTCCACCAACACCAACCAAACCAAGACCATTTAGTCCCGCATCAACCATAGTACCCCATGGTAATGATGCAGCAAAATCTAAAGCCTTCTCAAAACCAGCTGTATGTATAGATGTTTTCAATGCTCCTGATGGTAATGGTTGTGCAGCAGCACCACTAATACTAGGAGTGCCTTCTAAGTGATACACATACTCTACATCAACCAAAGGATTGATTGTGGCTGACGGAACACCTTCAATACGTATTATGAAGCCGGACAAGCCAGCAGCGTCCGTAATTGCTCCAATATCCGTATACTGCATAGCTCCAGCCGCATTATATGCTGCTTGATCACCAAAGACACCAGTGGCCGTGTAACCATAGCCAGACACCGCACTCCTAAACACCTGGTAATGTGGTGAAGTTGGTTTTGGTAACAGAACCAAATCTTGCATGCTTAAATCGGACATAGATATCTCAAAGGCACCTGGCAAATTTAATATAGCAGAACTATTGGCAGCAGCATATGGAATACCGCCTAATAAGCGGGTTGCTGTGCCAGAATTAGTTTGCAATTCCAAATTACCCAAAATATTGGGCCCTGGTAATCCTTGAGTGAACAATATGGGTGCAACAATAATACGTCCTGTTCTAACCATTTCAGGCATTGTTACTCTTACTCTAAAACCAGCACACACTACACGATAATTCTTCAATACAGCAGTTAATGCTGTAATTGATGTGGCACCAAATATCTTTCCATTAGCCGTAAAAGGTGTCATGGAATTAGAGACAATTGATGAATATGCTCCTGTTGCGCTGAAAGAGCCTGTTGTAGCCCCACTTATGTCCACACATGATATCAAAGGATCTGCTGAAAACATCAATGTGGAATAGATATTTCCAGAATTTGGAGTACCAACCAAATTGGTATTTTCAACAGCAACAGTTCCACGCAAATGGTATGTAGCAGTTGGGAAAGCATATGAATCGCAAATGCGAACACCTTCCACTTTTGCACCAAATGGATTGGCAAAAGCAGACATTAAAGCTTTTCCTTCTACTGAATCAGCACCGTAAGCTGTTCCTGTTTGTCTGTAATTTTGAAGCATGGGGTTTCGCTTAGTCAAAACTAATGCATCCCTAGATTTCTTCTGTTTATTAATCACGTTCTTATTTTTATTTTTATTTTTGTTATTTTTGTTTTGTTTTGTTTTTGGATTGTTAATGCGATTCTCCTCTATCACCAGCCACATTATGCCGATGAGGGGGTGGTTAGGTCTACGTTCTTTTCGACCAATTTTATTAAACGCCACCTGGCACTAAAGCCCTCGTCGGGAAGACACTGCACCGCAGCACTGGATTCTTCACCGTTTCTAATCCATTTCCAAATGACTTTCCTATAGAGAACGACTCTATGGTAAATCTAGTCACTATACAAAGAATGCTACCGGGGCACAGGGGTTCTTTGTAGAAATTTTCACACACCTCATGTAATGCCATATACATGATGTTTTTAAAAAGCAGCTTGTAAACAATCTGGGACTTCCCAATTTCATTGATTCTCAATTAAGTGAACCTCAATTAGGGTGTCATGCGTGCAGGCGGTTAGTGGAAGGCGTAGATAAAACGACCAATATCCCTTAATAACCCTGGCCACTGCCTTTTTCAACCCGGCTCCCAACAATAAAATGTCAGAAGTGAGCGCACCCACATAGGTCAGCCATGCGGATGGAAAACTATCCATTAATGG